GGTATAACCTATTTCAATCGTGTTTGTCCCCTCCGAGGGAGATGATGCCAATGTAACTGTGCCGTTTGTCGTGTCTGACGACTGAATTGTAATTTCTTCACCTGTTGCTATTGTTTTGGCATAATCCACGCTTGCAAGATTCTTTTCAGGTAAAGTAAAGGTAGCCTCTCCACCGGGAGGGGAGAACCACACCCTTCTTTGACCGTTGAGCATATTGACACGTTCAAGGAGTGTACCCGCCGTTGAACCGTCATAAGAACGTCCGACGTGCGTTAGAGGTCTGTAACCCGTAACATTAGACGGAGGATAGTATTCATCCCCTTCAACCACAGTCAAGTTCGTTTCATCTGTAACATCGCCTGTGGTGTACTCCACTTCTACACCATTAAGTGTCAATTTTTTGTTGTTTGTGGAGAAAATAAGTTTGTCACCTTCATCTATATCGGTAAGTGAAAACTTATAGTTCACAGAATCGACGGTAATGTAGTAACTTCCAGATTCTTCTCCGCTTGCTATGTATGTATACGTCTTGTACGTTGACGCGTCCCAATACTTGTATTCCGTGCCGTTCAGTATGTAGAGTTTAGAATCAAATCCGAATAAGTGTACTTTGTTTTCCGTGTTGATTGTGCCGAGGTTTCGTTTCGTCCACACACCATCTGATTCAGACAACGCCCATAACCTATTGTTACAGGCGGCGCAGATGTATTCCGTTTCTCCAACCCTGCCAGACCATATACCCTGTACTTGGCTGTCTGTCGTATTGGGGACAACCGATATGGGGTAGAAGTTCCATTCGTATGTGTCGTTTTCGCGTACCGTAACGGGATAACCGCGATAATAAAAATATCCGTCAACGTAAACACCGTCTAAAATTAGATACCAACTGCCATCACTGTACACATATTTCCCGCCACTTACACCAGTTACGACCTCTCCACCTGTTCCGACAATAACACCGTTAACAATTTCTAAACCGGAATAGTTATAAACGGGGGGCGGCGGAATTTTAAATGTTACGCGGGTATCTGAAATATCAACTGAGCCTCCTGATACGAGCGTCCCGCCTGTTGCCGCAGTATATACGCAATCAGCAAATTTATATATGTTTCCTGTCACGCTCTGCCAATAGTAGTCTGTGTAAGTGTCGTGATTGGCATAATTCATTGTAACGGCCGTGCCAGTTGGAAACAGCACACCGCCATCTGTAATGTTTAGATTTGGATAAACCGTAAACGTATCGTCAGCGGTGTTAAGCTCCGTTAAGACCGTTTCTTCATCCCCTACGCCTATATCGTAGTTAAAAAGTAGGTTGGCGACGTTTTGTGTGCCGGGTCGTTTTTGGAGATTGTAATCGGACGTTATTTTGAAGTTCGTCATTGTTGACGCTTCACCGACGCGAATATTGGTATCGCCATCAGGGCATTCGTTGACGCCTAAAAATTTGTCAATTTTCAGTATGTATTCATTCTTCGATGCCTTTATCCGCGCCATTAAATCACTCCGTATACGTCCTCAATCGGTTCAAATTCCTGCGGTACGTTCCGCGCCTCGCGTTTCTTTTCCTCGTATAACTGCTGGAAGAAATCGGCTTTTATATCGTCCTCACCGACAAGAAGGAGTGCCGCCAGACCATAGGGAAGTACACCTATTGCTAAACCGTCGTCAAGGTCAAGTTCGTCTGTTAATTCGGCAATAGGTGTAAACAAAGGTCGTTTTCCTGACGTAACATCCTTCGTGTCGGAATATTGATACAATTCCTGACCGAGCATATTGATTAGTGACAACGCCCGCGCCGTGTAGTCCGTCGTATCGTCAAGGCTGTCGGCTAACACCATTGCCGAATTAAATACAACTGTACCGGTTATTGTGCCAGCCATTGTTACGCCTCCTTTTCTTCCGTGCTTTCTTTTAAATCGTGCAAGAAGCCCCGGAACGTGCCTTTTGGTATGTACGAAACCTTTGTGTTATTACTGACGCTTATATAGCTTTCCGTCAGGTATGGAACCGGAACGTAGTCTTTAATGGGTACAAAACATTCGTTGTAGAATTTGGTTATCCACTCCCACGAACCAGCCGTTTCTTCCGGCGCGTGGCTCATTACATCCTCATGCATGAAATACAGTTTGCATAAAGTAGATACAACGTGTTCGCGGTATATCTCGCGGTTTATACCACGCCTGTCAATTTCCTTTGCCGCCCATATCATGTTTTCTACATAACCCCTGTGTCCGCTTGCCCAAGTGTAGATTGCATTATCTTTACGGGTTATGGTGTTTTCAGAGTAATGCCACTGATAGACCACTTGGGGAATAAACATGACGTTTTTTGTCAGGGCTTTGATAACGGTATTAAAGCCGGTATCCTCATTTGCTCTTGTCTCGTTGAATCGGATAAGGTGTCTGTCAAGGAATGAGCGGCGGTACATCTTGGCGAATACCCATACCATTTGTTCACCGTGGGTTACAAACCTACCGTCCGGCATTTCTTCAATAAACTCGCCGCACACAACGTCCATGTTATTCTTTGTGATAGCCTCAAGCATCATCCGAAGGGCGGCAGAACCGACAAGCGTATCATCAGCATCAACAAATACGACAAAATCACCATCTGTTTCGTCTAAGCCGGCCTGTCTAGCGACGGCAGGGCCGCCGTTTTCTTGAAGTGTGATTTCCTGTATTTCTATCATAGGCGCAAACGCATCAACGAATTTCTTGTACCCGCCATTAGGAGAACAGTCGTCAACAAGCGTGACGTTCACGTTGCCTACAATGTCCTGCATGGCGATACTCGATAACGCCCGCGCTAATGTGTCATGGCAGTTGTAGCATGGAATAATTACATCAATCGTCATATATACCTCAATTAGTGGGAGAGGGGGCGTAAAGCCCCCTCCTTGTTTCAGTTAGCTTGCGGAAAACTCAAAGCTCCCGACAGGGCTGTTAAAGTGATTCGCCTTAGTAGCAAAGCCCTTGATTGTGCATTTATCACCGAGCGTTGCGTGGTTGATGCCGTTGGCGTCTGCGGTGATCCTGGTCGTGCTGTACCTCGGGTCACTGCCGTCGATCGTGTAGTACACAGTAGCGTTGGTGTCGGCGGTGATCGTCACTTTGCTATTGTTGGAATCGTACGTGAATGTTGGCTTATTCAAAGCGTAGTTTGCGCCGATACCGATGCAAACGGCGTTTGCTTTTGCGCCGATAACAAAGGCGTCGTGCATAATACGGCCTTCAACGAGGTCGCCATTCACGCCCGGAGGGTCTTTGTGAATCTTGTAATCCTGGAGCTTCGCAGGAGCAAGCAGGGCGCTCTGGTGCGAAATCAGCCAGTATACGCCAGTCGGCAGATAGCTGTTCGGTACTTTGATAACGCGCATACCGTCGATCTCGCCAACCTGTCCGCGTACCAGTGCATCCGCGCCAAGCTTGTCATTGCCGATGAAGTCAGGATTCTGCTTTAGAATCTTGTAGTAGGCGTTGGTAATCCACATGGTGCGCCCTGATTCTGGTGCAAAAGCCTCGTCGATCAGCTCCGTGCAGTCCATGACGTACTCTGTAATGGTGTTTTTGGTCGGAGCGTTGGCAAACGATTTCTGGCTACCGGCGTTCTTGCACCACACGTCAAGACGGTATTTGTCCATTTCGGGGACAACGCGCTCGTCAATCTGGCGCCTCAGGCTCTTGTTGGCACTTTTGATGTTGAGCTGTTCCTTCTCGTTGCCCTTGTCAATCGTGTATGTAAAAGCCTTGTCCTGCGTCATGGTAAACTCCTGCAAAGTATCCGCGAGTTCGGCGGGCGTACCGTAGCGGGATGTGCCGGACCGGGTGTAGTTGACGAGCGGCACAGTGTCAACGCTGTACACCTTCAGGGTCTTGATGCCCTCAAACTCATAGTCATTGTTGGCGGCACTGGCAGTCAGTGACTTTTTGGTAAACCGCTCCGCCACTTTGGGGCTATATTTGGTCGTAAGATTAATTGCCATATTTTTATCCTTTCTGCCTCACGGCAGAAGCCGTAAGGTCTTATAAATCGTCGTTAAATGAATCAACTCCGTATTTGTCAACCACAGTCTTATTGCCGTCCGTCGCCTTGGAACCGACACTCTTTGCAGAGTTTTCAGCGTTTTTCTTCAAGGCTTCAATCTCCTTGGTGAGAGCGTCAACCTTTTCCGATAACACCTTGTTGTCAGCCCTTGACGAGTACAGTTCATAAGCATCTGCAAGCCGTTTGCCGCTTTCCATGTCAGCGAACACTTCGGGCGGTATTTCTTCGGGCTTCACATCGGGGAATCTGTTTGAAAATTCCTCGTATTGCAATTCCCGTTCCGCCCTTCTTTCAGCGTCCAGTCTTGCAGCGCGGTCTGCTTTCGTCTGTTTGGCGGCGGCAAGCCGTTTTTCACGGTCAAAGGCAACCTTTTCTCTTGCACTTGCGGCGTCCCATCCGGCTTCTACGAGAGCGTTTATACGCAAATCCTCAACGAATTTGTTGACA